CCCATACCGCCGCTGGTCTCCGGTAAGAACAAATTCCGGACCATCCGGTTCACAGTTTCACAATCCTCGGCGATCTCCTGCTTATGGTACAAAAGGTACCGTTCAAGCAAGGCGCACTGACGACCGGGCAAAGACCCTCGGATCGTCACGTTAAGATTCGCCACGGCGCCGCTCATGGGATCTTGACCTATATGAGCTCCATTGGAAGCCAACGAGCCTCCAACACCACCAACATCGTCGTAACCAACCACATTCTGCAGCACCTTATGCTGACCATAGAATAAGCCACTGTTGAGATATTCAATCTGCCAGGGCGTCGACTTTGAACAAGCCAACGAGCAATGAACACTCGTTGAATTGATATTGGCATAAGTCGAGTGGTGGTATGCTTTGCCCACGGACATCTTCAGGCCTACGGCTTCGCCGATCGCGATATGCCGCTCCCATAAGTGTCGAGGAGCCGCGTAAACCATGTCGTCACCATTGACAAGTACATGGCGTAAACGCTCTTTGTGGGTCCATCCTTGCTGATGATCGCGCGTCGTCCTAAGGTAGACGCCGACATTCGCCAAACAAAGGATTGGAAAGGAGAGAATAGAACCCATCAGCTGGCCCCGTTGCTGCATCCCCCGGTAGACCGGCAACCGGTTCTCAGGGTAGCACAAGCGGTGGAAGCCAAGGACATTCTCGGCGACCTCCCGGTCCCAGTCTGCAAGATCGCAGGTCAGGTACCGGAGGATCCGTCCGGAATAACGGTACGACAGCCCGTCAGTAGCCGCAGAGTAGTCAATAGAAAACCACTCATCCGTAGTTGATGCTCTCTCCTTCAAGTCAAGCATGTCAGTTGGACAGAAGGGCCGCCCGATTAATCGGAACGGATCTAACTGCCTCATGGTCGAGTGCAGAACCTCCTGTAAAGGTCTCATCGTGTAGTACGGAAGGGCTTCACCCTTACTAATGACTCGTACTTTCATCGGCTCAAGAACAGCCTGAATAGTACACGAGAGCGGTACTGTGGTATCCATCCACAGTGCATGCGCGCCGAGATCTTTCCAAGAATCGATCCCGGTCCACGATTGACACTCCAACAACACATGAAACTTCACACCATCGCGGCTATGAACCCGCGGATGGTAATCCATTGACTCGAACTGCTTCACAATGGCATGCAATCCCGTCAAATTGGTGAGACGACGGAGGGCGCTGATCTGACCGCCTTGGCTCCGTGTTTCAGTGAAGCAAGCACTCTTCGACGTGCGACCTCGAAGGAAGTCCGCACGCTGGAAAGCGCTTCGCACCTTTTCCCGAAGCATCTCGAGCAACTCGATGAAGCAGGGATCAGCGAAGATCTCGTTGATCACATCCCAATCGCCGTCATCAGGCGACGAGAGGGTGGAAAAGTGCGTGTCGTAGGTCGATGAGACAATCTCATCCGACACTGGTAGGGCTGAGCGCTTCGCTTGCAGCCAAGAATACCAGAGGTGCGTGTTACGTCGGTTGAAGCCCGTCAAGCGAGCTTTCATCCACGCGCGCAGTGACCCCGCCGGCGAAAAGGCCACAGGCGGGGCCGCAGGGAGTTCGTTCCTCAGATACTTTGCGAGAGGGTAGGCCAGAAGATACTTCACG